GGAACCCTTAAACAGGTTCCGTCTGACTAAAACAATCTACATGAAACTTAAACATTATTACATTCGTAATAATGCAATTATAATTCATTTATAAATTATTTAATCAAAACGAAGTGTAAGTAGTTTGAGCGTTAGCGATAACTTGTATTAACGAAGTTAATACACTAACTACTAAATACACTTATAGTATATTATTAAGGACTACTCATGAACGTTTATGATATTTTAAATGAAGATAAAAAAATTAGCGAAGCTCCTACTAGTGGCATTGGTAATGCAGTTAAAGGCGCTGTTGGTAAATTGCCTGGTGCTGAACGTATGGCAGGAAGTGCCCAAATGGGTAAAGAAGCAAACGCATTATACAAGACATTAAAAACATGGCAAGGTATTAATGGCAAGAATGATAAAAATATGTCCGATACTGATTTTGCCGCGTTTATGAAACAAAATAATTTATCTGCTGGCGGAGTTCAGCTACCTAAAGGAATTATAGATAAGAAAACTGTAATGGACGTATTAAAGCAAGCGGCACGTAATAAACTTACTGGCGGCAATGCGGCAGCGGCACCTACTCAAGCAGATCCTAAAGCAGGAATACTAAACAAAGCGCAAGCTAAAACAGGAATGAAGTCAACTGTTGGTAAAGGCACAAAGCCCGGAACTACTAATAACAGTCCGGGAACAAAAGCAAATGCAACAGGAAAGCCTGCCAAAATTCCTGCAGAGCTTCAAAATAAAATTAATAACTTATCTGTTGCGCATAAAAAAGCACTAGCGGGGATGTTATAATGAACGTCAATGATATTACTAATTTAGAATTACAAACTCTTAATGAAGCACCTAACGACAAACTAAAAAAAGTTGCACAAGGTGCTAAACGCATGGCACAAAAGTTAGGCGGTAAAGGGTCTGGAGGCACAATGAGTAAGGCAATGGATAAAGTTTCTAAAGGCGAAGCATTACCTGCTAACTTAGCAAAACAAATTGCACCCTTTGCAAAGGGATTAGAAGCTATAATGTCCGATCCAGTAATGGTGCAACAACTTGAAAAACTTATCAAACGTGCAGAAGGTAGTGAAAACTTTAAAGACCTAAACAAAGATGAAAAACTTAGTAAATACGGCCAAACACAAAATAACACTAAGCCCAATCCAAAAATTAAAGTAGCTAAAGGTGCTGGGCAATTAGAAACTGGCGACGACGGTGAAACTTATGTTTGGGCAGGTGCTCAATGGGTAAATAATTCTACTGCTAAAATGGCACCTAGGGCTGTTGGCGCCGCACTAACTACTAAGATGATAGGCGGCATTGCAGATGAAATTAAAAAATCTGGCATTGCAGATCAGATTAAAGCACAGTTATCGGGTACTAAAGCACCAACAGTTGGACCAGCAACTAGTTAAATTAGAGGCATTCCAGACTTCTTAGTATCTTCATAATTAGATTTAATTATGTCGTTAATAATTTCTCGATCTTCAGTTGAAAGCATAAACGCTTCGTCCATTGAAATACTACCTCGCATATACCACATTATCTTTAATATTGTATGACGAAACTCTTTTGCTTGGCCTTCTAAATCTCTAATTTCTTCTAGGATTCGATCAACTGGCCAGTCGACGATCCTTAGGCGAAAAAATTTGATTGATCAAATGCAATTGGAACTGTGTAAGTTTCTGGAGCACCATTTGCAATGTCCTCAGGCTCTGACTGTACTTTTAATGGCTTAATAGCATGTTTCTTTTTTTCATTATCGATGTGTGTAGTAATGGTATCAAACACCGCTTTGTCTGCATTACTAATGAAATCAGTAATATGCATCCTATCAGTTACAATCATATCGTCAACTGCAATTGATACAATGCTATCTGTAATCATACCAACAGTTAGATCTCTAATTTTATTAAACGTTTTTCCGAATTGAGATAGCTTTTCTTCTTGCTCCATCTCACCATCATTAACAATTCTAAACATTCTTTCTTCTTCAAATGTAGTTAATGATGCCGATGTAAACTCTTTATAAGTTACTGGTCTAATCTTAACTTGGAATTCTCCTAACGACGGAACGTCTTCCTCAAAATCAAATTGTCCCATAGTGTCTAATAGTTCTCTGAGATTCAGTGCAAATGATTTCTCTTCTTCAGATCCTGGCGGAGTTACTGTGATATCCATATTTTCGCCATATGTAGCAATACGTATAGCGATTAGCAAAGCATCAATGTCAATGCTTGGAACAGCCCAAGCATTTTTAATACCGGGCACACAACTTTGTATTATCTCAACAGTTGCTTGGCCGTTAAGTAATGCATCAGGAGTTTTTAAAGTTAGTTCGTCTTTAGCGGTCATAGCAAAGACCGCTAAGTCACCATTTTCTAACATTTCTATTGTACCGCTAGGATACCATTTTCCTTTGCTAGGCAACGTAATATATAACTTTGGTTGTCTAAAATATTTCTTTAAAGGGTTAGCACCCGGCGCTGTCATTTGGGTCATACCCGAATCGTTAAATTCTGTCATTTCATTCTCCGTATAAATACATTATACAAGTATGTATCTCTTATATTTATATGCGTACTTAATAGGAAACCGAAATATATGGCTGAAAAAGTAACAGGTACGATTGGGCAAGAAGAAGTAGAATTAAATAACGCTGCCTCCGAAGCAACACTAGTTCGATTATTAAAAGTAATGGAAGGGAAAGGTGCCTCAGGCGGCAATAACAAAGCCGCGGGCAACTTACACGAATTAGCCAAACAGTCAGGTAAAACTACTAAAGAATTAGAAGAATTAGAAGAAGCGGCAAATAGTTCTGGCAATGCACTATCTAGAGGCTTTTCACAGATTACAGGTGCGGTAAAAGGCCTAGCAAGTGAAGCATTGCTTGGTGGTGATAAACTTAGTGACTTTACACAACATATAACAGGCGCACTAAGTGCAATTCCTATATTTGGCGGTGTAATAGGCGGAGTAGGCCAATTATTAGTAAGTGTATTAGATAATCAAATTGATGCGTTTAGAGAGTTATCTAATGTAGGTATCGACCTAGGTGGTTCTCTGTTTGAAGCAAAACTTCAAGCCACAAAAACCGGAATGAGTTTTGAATCTTTCCAAACTGTCTTATCTAACAATAGTGAAGGCCTTGCAAAACTAGGAGGCACTGCTGGTAACGGTGCTAAAATGTTTGTAGCATTGCAAAGTCAAGTATCTCAAAGTGCTAATCAATTTTTGCTTATGGGTATGCAAATGGAAGAAGTTGGTGAATTTACAGCTGGCTACATGAGGCAACAGCAACGATTAGGACGAACTCAAGGGCTAACATCTGCGGCAGGCGCGGCATCTGCCCAGGCGTACATTAAAGAAATTGACAAACTTGCAAAAATTACAGGCAAGTCAAGACAAGAAGTACAAGATCAGATGGACGCCGCCGCTCGAGATGATAGGCTTGCTTTAGTGATGTCTACAATGAGTTCCCAAGCCCAACTAGCAATTAAAAGTACAGTAGCAATGTTAACATCAAGAGATGCGGAACTTGGCGAAGCAGTTACAGAAATGATTGCTACTGGTGGTATACCTTATACTGAAGCAGGTAATGCCCTACTAAATCTAAACCCAGGTATCGCAGCCGCAGCCAAAGCCCTGCATGATGGAGTTCCTGGAGCCGCGGAACAAATGGCGATAGAAATGGAAAAAGCTAGGCAGGTAATGATTAACAAGACTGATGCGGAAAAGTTAGTACTTGCGGCAATGGCCGCTGATGGCGATGTATTTGCCCAAACACAATCAAGACTATTAGGGTTAGGCAACACAGTTGTAGCACTAACAGAAGCAGAAATTGCGGCAAAAGCACTAGAAGCTGATAAAGAAGCTGAAAGGTCAAGACAGTCATTATTGTTTAGTAACACTGTAACTAAGTTAAGAAATAGTATTACTGATGCATTAATTACATCAGGTGTCTTTGATACAGTACAGGCAGCGATGAGTTCGTTAACAACAGCATTTAATGGTGTTGTTACTGATGATGGTCCTGGCGGACTAAATGCAGTAGTTGAAGGAATATCAACTGTGATGAGTGATTTACTTAAATCTTTTAAAGAAGGTAACTTAATGGAAACTATAGGAGGCTACCTATCAACAGGATTAAGTAAACTTGGTGAGCTAATATCTCCACATATATCAACAGCTATGTCAGGACTGATGAACTTAGCTAAAGATGTTATATTTGGTAAAAGAGCAATGGAAGGACCGGATCATGATCAACAAGCAACAGGCGAACGTGAAGGCGGTGCGTTAAGTGAATTCTTAGGCATGCTTGCAGGCCCAGCTCTTTTAGCTGGATTAACATCATTGGGCGGATTGCTTGCAGCCGGTGGGCTTATTACGCTAGGATTTAGAGCACTTACTTCAGTGTTTAGAATGTTTGCAAACGGACCAGTAGCAATTGGTGCCGCAGTATTTACAGCTATGCTTATTGGTACTGGCGCCGCAATAACACTTGCAGGAAACGGCATTAACTTAGCCGGAGACGGCGTTGAAAAGATTGCCGCAGGTGTTGAAAAAATGGCTAACATGAAGGGAGCCACAAACTTTGCAGAAATTGCTACATCATTAGGATTACTAGGACCTGCACTAATATCACTAACTGCTGGCGGAGTACTAGAAAGTATTACTAGTTTCTTTGGCGCTGACTCACCTTTTGATAAAATTGTCGAAGGACTTAATAAGTTTAAAAACATTGATGCAACAGCTATTGAGAATGTAAAATTAAGCGGAACTGCATTAGAAGCGTTGTCAAAATTTGGTGACGATTTAGACGTTAGTAGTTTAAGATTATATGCCGATCAAATGGAACGCCTTGGTAACTCTTTTGAAAAAATAAACGACGAGCTAACTAAGGATAACAGTTGGTTACCGTTCACTAATGGCAATAACGCAGGTAATACAACAATGCCTAGCGGCACTGCTGGCACTGCCGGAACAGGTAGCTCAGATCAGCTAACCCTACTAAATACTAAGCTAGATACACTAATAGAAGTTACAAGATTAACTAATACTATCAATAGAACAGGCTTTAGAGAAGCTTCAGGTAGCTTCTAAATAAGGAAAATAACACGATGAGTTGGAAAAAATACTTTACTCCTGTACAAACAGGCGACAACATGGGCGGAAGTTATTCGCCGTTGGGTGGAGGCCGCAACGGTTCTACTCCCGGACCTGCCACAACGAAGTATAGTTCCTACTTGCCAGATGTATATGTAGGCAGTCCTAATAGAGTTGAACGTTACGGACAGTATAATACTATGGATATGGATTCAGAAGTTAATGCGGCCCTTGACATATTAGCAGAGTTTTGCTCACAGCAAAACACACAAAATAGAACGCCATTTACTATTGACTTTAAAAAGAAATCTACAAATTCAGAAACAACTATTATTCAACAATACTTACAGCAATGGTGCAAATTAAACAAATTTGAAACACGTATGTTTAGAATATTACGCAACGTGTTTAAGTACGGTGATCAATTTTTTGTAAGAGATCCAGAAACTAAAAAATTGTTTCATGTAGATAGTGCAAACGTTAGTAGAATTATTGTAAACGAAAGTAGCGGTAAAACTCCTGAACAATACGTTATTAAAAACTTTAATCTAAACTTTAAAGATATGGTTGCAACTACTCCGCATGTAACAAGCGGAACAATTAATGGCGGCGGCGGTGCTGTAGGCAGTACTGGAAGCGTTAGAGGGATGGCAGGTAATACACCTACTGCATCTGGATCAAGATTCAGCACTGAAGACGGCGAACTATCAGTAGACTCAGATAATGTTATACATTTAAGTTTATCAGAAGGATTAGACAATAACTACCCATTTGGTAACAGCTTATTAGAAACTGTGTTTAAAGTATACAAGCAAAAAGAATTACTAGAGGATGCTATTATCATCTACAGAGTACAACGTGCTCCAGAACGCAGGGTGTTCTATGTTGATGTTGGCAACATGCCATCGCACTTAGCGATGCAGTTTGTCGAGCGTGTAAAAACTGAGATTCACCAACGCAGAATCCCAAGTGCTACAGGCGGAGGAACTAATGTTATAGACAGTAGTTATAATCCTTTATCAATGAACGAAGATTACTTCTTCCCGCAAACTGCTGAAGGACGTGGATCAAAAGTTGAAACATTGCCAGGCGGTACTAACCTTGGAGAAATTGATGACCTTAGATATTTTACTAATAAGCTCGTACGCGGCTTACGAATTCCTTCCAGCTATCTACCTACAGGGGCTGATGACAGCGCGGCACAATACAATGACGGCAGAGTAGGTACAGCATATATTCAAGAACTTCGCTTTAACACATATTGCGAACGACTACAAAACTTAGTTGTTGAGCAATTAAATCAAGAGTTTAAACGTTATATACTTGAAAAAGGTATTAATGTTGATACTGCAATGTTTGATTTACGTTTTCAACCACCACAAAACTTTGCAAGCTATAGACAAAGTGAAATTGATAATGCTCGTGTACCTACATATACACAGATGAGTGCTATACCTTATATTTCTAATCGTTTTGCATTACAACGTTTCTTAGGATTAAGTGCTGAAGAAGTAGCTGAGAATGAACGTTTGTGGAAAGAAGAAAATGACGAAAACTTACAAACATTACCTGCTGACGCAGAAGGCGAAATGAGAACTGCTGGTATTAGTGGTGCTGGAATAGCCGGCGACATGGGCAGTATGGAAGATGAAGCACCAGCAGATGAAGCGCCAGTAGACGGCGGCCTGGACATTGACACAGCAGACACAGCAACAGGAGATGCAGGCGCAGATACTGGCGCAACTGTATAAATAACTATATGATACTACGTGAACTATTTTACTTTGACAAAGAAACTGTTGATCCAGTCGACGACAAGCGTTACGAAGCTGACCTTGACGACTCTCCCGTAGATCTTGATGATACACGCAAAACTAGACTTACACTACGTCAGATTAATCGCGTAAGGAAAGCCGCAGAACTACATACTGAAGAACAAGAGAAAGAATTGTTATTTGTTAGACAAATGTATGGACTATCGGCTAACGCAGAGGCCGGCGGAGTATAATAATTGAGCGTAGCGTTTGTATTGGGCAACGGCACTAGCCGATCCTCTATACCTTTAGAACCCTTAAAAAAATACGGAACAATGTATGCTTGTAATGCAGTATACAGGGAATTCAAACCGGACTATCTTATAGCTGTTGATATTAAAATGATTAATGAAATTAATCAAAATCGTTATCAACATGAAGGCCAGGTATGGACGAACTTTAATAAATCATTTGAATCTTATAGAGGGTTTAACTATTTTAATCCAGGGTTAGGTTGGAGTAGCGGACCAACTGCATTACATCTTGCGGCTTCGCATGCACACGATACAATTTATATTTTAGGGTTTGACTATAAAGGCATCGGACCTGAAGGCAAGAGGGTCAATAACATATACTCGAGTACTGCAAATTACAAAAGAAGTGAAGATACTGCAACGTATTTCGGCAACTGGTTACGTCAAACATGTAGTGTAATGCAGAAATCTCCCGAAAAGAGATATATAAGAGTAATAGAAGATAAGGACTCATTTATACCTGAACCGTTTGGCAATTTTGCAAATTTAACCCATATAACAGTAAAAGAATTTACTAACTCATTTAATGTAGGAAACTATATTATAAAATGACTCATTTTGAGCCTATTATACACCTATATTTCATACTATGAGTAAATACAATTGACAGCCTACCCGTAGGTAAATATATTTCATTTTAGGAGAAGAAAAAATGACAGACCGTAATAAATTCGAGGAAATGCTCGAAAAATTAGTTAACGAAGACCGCGCTGGAGCGGAAGCACTATTTCACGAAATAGTAGTAGAAAAATCCAGAGATATTTATGAGAATCTTTTAGAAGATGATCTAGAAGTTGACGAAGCAACTGATGAAGAAGTTGACGAAGCAACTGATGAAGAAGTTGACGAAGCAACTGACGAAGATTTAGACGAAGATGAAGAAGTTGATGAGTCTGATGAAGAGCTTGAAGAAGGGTTTGACCTAGACGAGTTTGAAGTTGAAGCAGATCCAGTAGACGACATGATGGGCGATCTTGAAATGCCAGCAGGCGATGATGCTCCAATGGACATGGATGATGATG